CACAATCTTCGTTGTGTACTCTACTGTTGCCTTTTAATCCAAAGTGGATGTCGGTAAAAACTGCTGCCTTTTTAAACAAGGGTTATTCTCCATACTATTCTTATTAGTATATGATCTTTTAAGCGTAAAGTCAACCTTAATCGTTACTTTCCTGTTCACGTTTTAGTGCGTGTTCCCATTCTGCATTATGCTGACGAGTGTAACTTGGGTTTAGATCATTCATTTCGAGGATATCATCTCGAATATTTTGATTGCGTTTTTCAATATTAATGATCCTAACAAATGAATTAGTAACTGCTGCGGTGTAATATGCAAAAGGATTGTTAGATTTGCTTTCGTCGAACTGCAATCCAATCTGTGCTAACTGTAGTATGGCCTGTCCACGCATTTCGTCGTTGTAAGTATAACCACGAACATTACCACGGGTAGCATAACGTTCACATAGCTTCATCCACATCTTAGCAAGTTCATTAGTTGCCTGACCTTTTTTAAGCTCAAAGTGTCCAGTATCCATGTCACCTTTCCAATGACTCTTACCTACACATACAAGATTGTCATCTTCGTCAAATTTCCAATGTTGGAATGGAGGAAAGTTTAGTTTAACTTTTGCATCTGCTACGGTTTTAGGATTTTTCTTACGACCGGGTTCGTCTGGAATGTGATCGTAAGTCATAATGCGGAAGATAAGTTCGTCTTTCTTAATCTTTTTATAATCAAACTCGCAATCTGCTTGTTTACATTTCTCACCTGCCTCTTTGCGGCGAGCGTATTCTTCTTGGCTTAGACGCTTTGCTTTGTTGCGTTTTGCTTCTGCAATAGAACGAATATTAATTTTATCTAAATCTTCCAGTATAATATCATAACAGTGATACTCTGGTTGAACAAATTCACTAAATGTGTTCTTAGATTTGTGTATTTCTGCTAGTAAGTCCTTGTTGTTTAAGTAATTTACTTTCCTCAATGAAATTCTCCTAATTATATGTACTATTATAATATACGCAGTTTAAAAAGTCAACTAAATACTTAGCAGGAGATTAACTTTTAATCACCAAAGGAGAATTAGAATGGCATGGGATCCAATAGGAAGTGCAGTTTCATCGGCAAGTAATATTGCAAATGCGGCAGTTAATAACGTTGAAAAAGCAGTTAGCGGCACAGGGTTAGGTAAAGTTCTGTCAGCCGTCGGCATTTTGCCAGGCGCAGCACCATTTTCAACGCTATATAAAACAGCCGAATGGGACGTTGAGCAAAACCATGATTGGCGAGTAAAATTATCACTTCCGCCTATAGCAGAATATCAAGATAGTTTTCTTTTAAGCCGTTTAAAAGAAACAGGAGGATTTGTTTTTCCGTATACTCCTAACGTAATGATTCGTCATGCAGCAAACTATAATTCTATGGCACCAACACATAGCAATTATCCGTTTCCTGTTTATTCTAATAGTTCCGTTGATAGTATTACTATTACAGGCGATTTTACTGTAGATAATTCTAGAGAAGCAGAATACTGGATAGCATCAGTTCATTACTTAAAATCTGTAACTAAGATGGCTTACGGACAAGAATCATCAATACAAGGTGCCCCACCGCCTGTAGTTAAATTAAATGGGTACGGAGATTATGTGTTTAAGGATGTTCCGGTTGTAGTAGCAGACTTTACAGTTAACTTGGAACAAGACGTTGATTACATACAAACACCTTTTGGTCCAAACGGAAGCTGGGCTCCAACTAGATCAAACATTGCTGTTACTCTAATACCTGCTTACAGTAGAGACAAGGTTAACAAGTTTAATCTTCAAGATTTTGTTGACGGCTGGTATGTTTACAGCGGCGACCCAGATAATGGTGGATACTTATAATGGCAAAGTATAACGGTTACAGTCCTTGGGGCAATACACAAATTGTAAAAAAACAATATCTTGATATTCTAGATATTCGTCCTGTGCCTGCCGAAGGTAATGATATATTATACACAATCCAAACACCGTTTACGTATAGACCAGATTTACTAGCGTATGCGTTATATGGTAGTCATAAATTGTGGTGGGTATTTGCTCAGCGTAATATGGATGTATTAAAAGATCCAATTTACGATTTTGTTCCAGGAACAGAAATCTATCTTCCGCAAGGTGCGTACCTTAATGAGATGCTCGGAGTCTAATTTTGGCAGAACCTACAGTAACAACTCAACAAACGACTGGACAAACAGCATCAAATACAGGCGCAACTGCAACAACTGGTAGCGAAACAAAATCACCTATTTACAAGGTAAATCCTATTGAAAATAAATTATCAAAGTTTGCCAGTCATAATTATATTTTTACCTTTGGACCATTATCTAAAGAAGAACTTAATTTTCCCGATGCTACTTATAGAAAGTATGGTCCTAGTATAAAAATACTAAGATCTGGCGGTACAGGAAATGATCAAGTTCGCCATATCCACGATAAGGAAAATGGGATTACCACAGAATATTTTATTGACGATGTAGAAATTGCAACATTAATGTCACCAAATTCTAAAACAAAACAAACCAATGCTACAAGTATTACATTCAAAGTAACAGAACCGTATTCAATGGGCATGTTTTTAAGATCGTTACAGACAGCATCATTAGAAGCAGGACATGCTAACTATACACAAGCACCATTCTTACTTACTGTAGAGTTTATAGGATGGGATGATAAAGGAAATTTTATTACAATTCCTAAAACTAAACGAATGTTTCCATTAACATTATCTAATGTTTCATTTAATGTGACAGAACAAGGAAGTGTATATAATGTAGAAGCTATTCCATTCCACGATCAATCATTTTCAGATCAAATACAATCATTACAAACTGACCTTGATATTGAAGGTGAAACAATCTTAGAAATGTTACAAACTGGTGCTAATAGCCTTGCATCACAATTAAACACAAGACAAGTTGAATTAGAGCAAACTGGAAATAGAACAACAGGCGACCAGTACGTTATAATTTTTCCTAAATCAAGATCGTCAAAAGAAGAAAAGTTAATAGGCTCTCCAGGAGCTGCTAACGGTGCAACTGCGTCAAAAGGTTCTTTAAAAAATCTTACCACAGAACAGAAACAACAAATTTATACAGCAATGACGGGAGTAACAGACTCGCCACCGGCTGCATTTGACGAAGAAGTTAATAAAATTTTAGGTGTTACAATAACAAGGACAGCACTTGGAGAAACTGTAAGAGCATTTGCTGAAGACGAATCTAATTGTAACGAAATTGGATTGTCTAAACTTTCTAAAAGTTACTTAGATTCTGGTAAAACATATTTTGGTAAACCTGCCTTTGTAGCAAACCCAGATAATCCTGGCGTGTTTAAACGTGGCGACATTGTGATTTCTGCAGAAGCAAAGAAAATACAATTTCCAAAAGGTGCAAAGATTCAAGATATTATCGAAGAAGTGATATTGTTGTCAGAATATGGTAGACAATTTATTACTAAAAATCCTGACGGAAAAGGTTTTATTAAATGGTTTAAAATAGAATCGCAAGTATACCTTGTAGACGATCCAGAAAACGTTAAGATTACAGGCGACTCGCCAAAGGTATTTGTTTATAGAGTTGTACCATATGGAGTACATACCAGTAGATTAGTAGGTCCTACTGATGTACCTTCTGGATATAACGAATTAGCAAAAACAATATTAAAAGAATACAATTACATATATACTGGCAAAAATGATGATATATTAAACTTTGACATACAAATTGATTCAGCATTCTATACAGCATTGAATAGTGATATGGGACAGTTACATGCTGATTCAGTTACAGCCGGTCAAGATAGTTTAGCAGCACAAGAGCCTGGATATACTGCTAAACAATCTTCTGGTTCTGATGTAAAATCTGATTCTGGCAACAAGACTACTAAATCCGTACCAGCATCGTCAACAGGTACACAAGGCGGTGGATCGCAGCAACACTCAGAGACAATGATAACACGTTCATTAAACGATGCTATTGTTAATAGTAATGTTGATATGGTTAGTGTTGAATTAGAAATATGGGGAGATCCATATTATGTTTCTGATACTGGAATGGGAAATTATAACGCTACTGAAACAGACAACCCAAACATAACCGAAGATGAGACTGTAGATTATCAAAATTCAGAAGTTGATATTGTTATTAATTTTAGAACACCATTAGATTATAACGAAAACGGAACAATGATATTTCCGGATGCTGGCACAGCACCTGTAGGCCAGTTTAGTGGAATCTATCAAGTAACAGAAGTTACGAATAGTTTTAGTGGAGGACAGTTTACACAAAAATTACAAACGATGCGTAGACCTAATCAACCAACAGACACAAATAACGCTAAACCTACAACAAAAGGCATTGGCATAGAAGAAGATCCAGCAGCACAGATTGCTCCTCTTCCACCGCAAGATGTATCACCTGGAGCATATATTCCACCAGATTTTGGTAACGCTGCGGCAAGCGTTGGCGGCGTTGGCGGCGCATCTAGTTGGGGATCCGATTTCTTAGGAGATTTAAATGCAGCATATGATGCAGCAGGAAATGCATTAAACAATGCTCAAGGACAATTATCTGGATTATTAGGAAATATACAAAGTGGTATTTCTGGAGCAGTATCTAATGCAACTAATGCTGCTGGACAATTTCTTTCCGGAAACTCAGATATTCAAGGTGCAATAGACAAAGCGGCAGCAGCAAAAGCAGCAGCACAAAACGCAGCATCTAGATTATCGTAAACATACAAAGGTAAAATAATATATGGCACGAAGACCGTCAGCATCGAGAACTAATAACGAAGCGTTTGATCCTAAAGGAAATCCCGGACCATATATGGCTATCGTAAGGAACCATCTTGATGCCAAATACATGGGAACACTTGAAGTAGAAGTATTGTTTGGGTCAAGTTCGGGCAATGCTCCTAATGTTCCTGGACGTCTAGCACAAGTACGTTACCTATCGCCTTTTTATGGAGTTACAAACTTTAACGGCTTAACAAAAAATCCAGGTTACAAGTACACACAAAAATCATATGGAATGTGGATGGTACCTCCTGATGTAGGAACAAGAGTACTTGTTATATTTGCAGAAGGTAATAGAGGACAAGGTTTTTGGATAGGTTGTATCCAAGACGATTACATGAACTTTATGTTGCCTGGCGGCAACCCAGCAACAGAATTTAACGACCAAGATCCGACTACAAAATTACCAGTTGGTGAATATAACAAAAAGACGGAACGTGCTGTAGGACGTGACCCTACAAAGTTTATTAAGCCTGTTAATACAGATTATCTAAACATACTTGACACACAAGGTCTAAGTGACGATCAAACTAGAGGCATCACAACGTCTAGTGCTAGACGTGAAGTTCCTAGCTCAGTATTTGGTATTAGCACCCCAGGCCCATTAGACAGACGTTTTGGTGCACCTGGTATTAAGTACGGTGAAAATTTTGCACAATCTGTAACTTCGTTCAATAGACTAGGCGGTTCATCTTTTGTAATGGATGACGGCGACCAAACAATGTTACGTAAGGGAGAAGCAAGCGATACTCCGTCTGAATATGTAAATGCAGAAAAAGGCGAGAAGGGCGGATTCCAAACTATTCCCCATAATGAATTAGTTCGTTTAAAAACACGTACAGGGCATCAAATCCTCATGCATAATTCAGAAGATTTGATTTATATTGGAAACTCCAAAGGCACTACTTGGATAGAAATGACATCCAACGGTAAGATAGATATTTACGCCCAAGATAGCGTTAGTGTGCATACAGAAAAGGATCTAAACTTTAGAGCAGATAGAGATATAAACTTTGAAGCAGGTAGAGATGTTAATATAAAG